CTCCAAATCAACTAACCTGGTGATACGCTCTTGGAACCAATGCAAATCGTCCTCCTCATAAGGGAGATCTACCGTCTTGCCGACGAAATCGGCATCGTGGATTACATTGGTGACCAAATCTACTCCAAAAAACCGGAGGAGCTGGTCCAAGCTCGAGACCGCTTGAGCTTGCTACAGCGTCTGTTTGCCAGGGAAGAAGACTAAGGGGGTCCTTGTGGGTGCGCATCTAGATATGGTGCCCGTAAGGGCGCATTACTCGGCGGGGTAACCCGTCGCATATCAGCGCATACCACGCTTCGGCTTGCCTTTCGGGGCCAAAGTGAAACAGGTGGATAGCCACCAGGAGGAACAGTGACAATCGTCAACTACATAAAGGATCATCGGGTTTCCAGGCCGAAGATCGACGGGGGTACGTACATCTGGGGACGCTATGGGCCCCGGAACACGTCGGGGGGGGATCGGACGGCAGCTGATAAGGCCGCCGGACGGTTCCCTCCACACCCGTATTCAGGTACACGGACATTCTCGCTTTTCGGAGATTACCATGTCACCTGGACAGAGTGGGGAGTAACACACACCGGGCGTGATGCCATGCCTGGTGGGACCGGAATCGCTGTGTACCAAGAGCGAATCTGGGACTCCAATGACGAACTGGTACTGCTAGGGAGACTCGCGGACAAAATCCGTGGGCACAACTGGCATGCCGGCGTGTTTGTGGGCGAACTCGGTAAAACCGTGGACATGCTCGCAGCACGTGTCAAGCAACTAGCTCGTGCCGCTCTCGCTGTGAAGCGAGGCCAGATCAAGGAGGCCTTCAAGCTCCTTCAGGTGCTCCCGCAATATGGGCACTCTGTCGAATACCGGACGTGGTCGCAGTCTAGGACTATGACTTGGTACGGGTTCTGGTTGGAAATGCGGTATGGCTGGCGTCCGCTCATCAATGACATATATGAGCTGTCCGAAGCGATTCGGACTCTGGACGTTCCTCGGAAGGCGGTGTTTCGCTGCTCCCATTCCATCGGGAAAAGCATTGCCTCGAACGCGCCCAGCCTCTTTGAAGCTAAAGGCACGGGCAAATACTCGAAGCAAATCATCGCCACCTATGAGGAGAAGCCCTTCTCACTCCCTGAGCACCTCGGGCTTGACAATCCGTGGAGCTTAGCATGGGAGCTGCTCCCCTTCTCGTTCGTTGTCGACTGGTTAACTCCTATCGGCAATTATATACAAACGAGGCACACGTTGCAACGTGCGGGGGGTTCTTTCGTCCGGACGACCTTCGATTGGCACCGAGGTCGCGTCGTGGGTATGGCGCCGGGGTATACCCCGGATATCACGCCTCCTCTCACGAGTGAGATTAGTGATCCTAGCGGTTGGTCGCATAGTTACACGATCGACCGCACTGTGGTCTCTGTCTTAGCCGTGCCGCTGCCGGTCTTCCGTAATCCGCTTGGGCACAGCCCTGCTACGCGGCTAACGGATGCAATCGCGCTGCTTACTGCAGTATTCGGGGGTAAACCCAAAACTGTGCAGGACAGATACGTTAGTTCGTCCTCCTATGGTGATTAAGTCCTGGATGCTGTTAACCTAACCATGGTCGTATTTCGACCCCTCCGGATTCCTAACCCGGTGGTACTCAATTAGGAAATGTTATGGGCCAAATGGCTAACATCGTCGCCTATGATGGCGCGGCGACCCCCGTACTTCACACCTTCTACCCCATCGGTGTCGAAAAGACCAAAGATGAGGTGGTGGCCACGTGGCGGGAAGAACTCCCGAACATCCCCATGTATGCTCAGGGGAAGGTCACCATGAAGCTGAAACGCCTGAGCACCGGCGTGTACAGGGTTGCACAACGGGTCGAGATCCATGTGATGGAATCGGTCGGAGCCCAAAATGCATCAGGCTACACCGCACCGCCCAAAGTCGCTCACGTGACGTCGGTTGAAACCGTCGGATACTACCATGAGCGAGCCACCATCGAACAACGGCGTCTGGTTCGCCAGCTCGCCATCAACATCGATGGTTCGGTTATCACAAGCGTTGCGCCCGTGACTACCGGTCCGGTACCGGAGCTGTTCGATCTGCTCCGCACGCCCACCTAAGTCGCGCGCCCTCCACGAAACTTCCGCTTAAAGGAGCACAAAATGGTCTTGCTGACCACGTGGGATGGTGTAGTTACACCTGATGATTCGATCGAGATTCTAAGCGATCTCTCTCTCGCGCATTGCCGGGAAGCCGGCACGGTTGCGGACTCACTGGCGGATGCTATCCGTCGGCGGGACTTCGCTGCCATATGCGAGTGGAACATTGACTACCAGCGGAGCTATACGCCCCATGAGTTGATACACCTGAGACAAGCTCTCGGCCTGTTCCAAAAGGTCGAGGGTCTGGATTTGGGGGTCGACAAAGAGGCGGTCGCCCGTAGGAAGTTCCACGAGTCGGAAGTGCAGTGTCTTCGGACGAACGAGATCTTCAGCAAATGGATGGCGGGTACTTTTTCCTTTACCCAGCCCGTTAACCGCGTATTGCACGCGGCACGACGTAAAATCTCCAATGTGCTTGGACCCGTTCCCAGTATGAGTGAACTGGACTACAAGTTCGGCCCGGGAGCCACGACCTCGGTACCAAAAAGAAATGCTTGCGCTCGTGTAAAGTTGAGCGCAGTACCGAGTTGTAGTACAAACATGCTGCCCCTAGTTCCTTTGTTGCTAAGGGAATTGCCCCGTTACGCTCAGTTGCATGCATCCTGGGCGGTTACTGTGTTGCCCCCTAAGGAGGGCGACAGCGGGGTTGTGGTGAGGGGACCAGCCACCGTCGAGCAACATCACGGCAGGCTGGCGTTTGTAGCCAAGAACGCGAGGACGTACCGCACGATCATGACTGAACCGACGCTCAATGGACTCGTCCAGGGTGCGATCGGCCGGTATATGGCGAAAAGGTTACTCCTTGTAGGGCAGGACATCAAGGACCAGACTCGAAATCAGAGAATGGCCCAAGAAGGTTCTCTTACCGGTGGTTTAGCTACACTGGACCTCAGTAGTGCATCTGACTCGATCAGCATCGAGTTGGTTGCCCATCTCTTGCCCATAGATTGGTTCGCCTTTCTATGCCTTGCGCGGACGCCTACCGTAGTTTCAAACGGTTCGGTGCTGCGCTTGCACAAATTCAGCTCCATGGGGAATGGCTTTACCTTCCCGCTCCAGACCCTGATCTTTTGGGCCCTAGCGAGCAGCTGCGTGGATGATTGTGATACCTCGGAGAAACGCGTGAGCGTCTACGGGGACGACATCATCATTGGTACTGAGGCTGTACCGCTCATGCGTCACGTGCTTCACTGCACGGGGTTTACGCTGAATGCGGAAAAGTCTTACTGGGATGGGCCTTTCCGTGAGTCTTGTGGAAAGGACTACTACAACGGCTTCGATATCCGCCCTTGTTATGTGGACAACTGGGTATCAGGGGCAACCCTGTTCACCCTCCACAACTTCTACTACCGCAATCTGATGTTCGACTTTTGCGCTCGCGTGAGGAAGTACATACACGACGAGTTAGCGATCTACGGACCAGACGGCTAT